ACCGTGCGGTAGTCCGCTAGACGCCGCTTTTCCTTTTCGCTTAGTCTCATTGTCGCTGTGCCCGTGCTTCGTTCAGATAGGCCACCGACTCATTGCGGCGGCTCTGGCTGATGAGGTTTTGTTGTTCAGCAATTGCGTTGGCTTGTACCAACTCCTGCTGTTGGGCCTGCTGCTCTGCTGCCGCACGTTGTTCGGCTTCCAGCTCTTCGCCAGACTTGAATACGCTGGGGCTGACCTTCAGTATCTCTGCCGCCAACTCCGCTACCCGCCCTGTCTGGAAGCGCTGAATGACCGTGGGGTCGAGTTGCGCAAAGGGCACTAGGAACTGAATCAACTGACTGATGGAAGCCAGTTCGCCAGAGCGCATCGCAATCGCCACCGGGTTGCTGTAGGCCACCTTGAAGTCGGCATCAAGCAGCACCTGTGGTGGCGGTGGAAGCATCCCAGAGCGCAGCATTACCGATAAGGTACGGATGACCAAGGGGCCTAGCATTTCAGCCTCCTGACGCGCTACAATCGGGCCTAGAATCGAAAGCCTATCTCGTTGGCGTGCCGCAATTTCCGTAGCGCTGAAACGCAGTACATCCCCATCGGCTGCCGTGGGGCCTGGTAACTCTAGTAAATCTAAAAAGAAGGTGCGGTCAATCGCAGCTCGTACCTGCCCAATCTTCGCTTCATTCAGGTCTACCCGCCCGCCGGTCTGTAAAGGCGCAATCCGGTCCTGTGGTCCCAAGCCTGCGCGGTAGTAGTTCAAACTTCCTGGCGATGTCCTTACGGGTGCCAAAAATCCATCGTCCGGCACAAGCAACGGTGGCGAAACCAGCAACTGTAGGGCAATCAAGCCGACACGCTCCATCTCATTGATCATCCGCACATCAGGCAGCGCTTCTACGCCGGGGCCTCGCCCATAGACTTCCATCGAATTCTTTTGCCAGCGGCTGACAATGTAGGGCATCTCTTCAAAGCCGCCCTCCTGCACCACCTTGCGGCTCTCTGGGTGGATGTAGATTGACAGGAAGGGCTTCTGCTTGGATGTCTTGCCCGGCGCGTTCACACGCGGGCGAACCACATGCAACAACTCAAAGCGCTGGAACGGCTCCTTGTCGGCAGCCTTGATGATCTCATCGGGGAGCTTGTTGCCAAACTGTTTGTACAAAGAGCGGGCGGTGTCATCGAAACGCCGGTAGACGCTGTCCACCATGCCCGTTTTGTTTTCAGCAATGTAGGTGTGGCCCAGAAAGTAAGACTTGAACACAGGCCCCATGCCCGGCTCCTGCGTGACGTACATACAGCCCGTGCCAAAGGCCAACAGGTCCAGGTAAAACTCGTGGGCGCTTTGGTGAAAACCACTGCGGGGGGCATTGAAGATCCCGTTGCAGCGGCGGGTGGCGTCTTCCAACCAGAGCTGTACCTGCCGGTTTTTCATTAACTCGCGGTCTTCGGTTTCCAGGGCAAACCAGGGAACGGTAGAACTGGTCAGCGTGTTGTGCAACCCGGAGGCTGCGCGGACCAAGGCCCGAACGGCAGAACTTTCGTAGATCCGGTCACGCCGCTGCTCCCCCGGTGCGCGATAGCGGTTGGTAAAGTCGGCACGCCTTGGAATCATCAGCTCGGCAATGTCCTGCCACATGTTTTCCCAGTTGCCGCGCTCTCCCTTGAGCGCTTCGTATTCCTGCACCAAAGTGCTGGCTAGTTCGCTCATACGGCATACCTGCGGCGGCTGGTGGTGTCTCCTGCACCCCCTAGAATGGTCTTTTCACGGCCATAGCGGTTGGTCAGCAAACGGCGGATGCGGCGTAGGCGCTCCTCTTCGGACATCTGAGAACCCTTGCCTGTGGCGGTTTCCAGATCACTGAATACCTTGTCATCGCCTGGATTCGGGGCGTTGGCGTCCAAAGCGGGGTCAGTACCTCCTTCTGTGCCCTGTGTTTCGCCGGGATTCAAAATCATGCCTAGCGCTTCAATCTTTGGCGTATACTTTTCAAATTCATGGACTGTTTCCTGGGCTAACTTTACGACTGGATTATTCTCTGTGATGAACTTTGCCGCATCATTGACCACAGGCATTACTTTGTCTTCAACGTATTTTGTGGCTTGCTGGACAACGGTTTGTTCAATAACTGGAGTTGCTGTCTGGACAATCAGTTCTGCCCCCTTGGTCAAGGTGCTTACTACGTTTTCCGTGGTCTTGGTTGCCTGAGATGCAGCATTTTCTAAAGCCTCGTTCTTTTGGCCTCCAGACACCTGAGTTGCCGTAACGACTGCTTGTTCCTGAGTTGCTTTTCCTGCTTGCACCAAGGCTTCCTGACCCGTCTTTCCTGCTTGCACCAAGGCTTCCTGACCCGTCTTTCCTGCCTGGACTAGTGCTTCCTGACCCGCCTTCCCAATGTCTACTGCTCCAGCTTGTATGTCTGTGCCGATTTGAATCAAAGAATTCTGTGCGTCTCCTGCTTGTTCTACTGCCGATTCCTGCAACCCACGCACACTGATCTTTGTTAAATCCTGATCTGTATTCAATGTTGGAGTATTTATTTTCTGGTCAAAGTTCGGAGACCCAACATCAATTTTTGTTAGATCCTGGTCCAGATTTGGGGTCAGGTTCAGTTGATCGGTGTTCGGTCTAGGCACATTGATGTCTTGGATTGCTTCGACCACAGGTGCTTTGAAATCCTGATCCAGATTCGGTGTGGGGATATTGATGCTCGGTGTGGAGATATTGATGCTTGGGCTACCCTTGCCACCGGAACTTCCTTTGTATGGATTTGAATCCTGGCCTACTACATTAATCGAAGGAGTGACCCCATGTACCTGTGTCCCTGTCTTTTCCTGTTCAAAACTTTTGATTGTATTGTAAATATCCTCTTTATATTCACCTGTCGGTGAGGTCGCTAAATCCCGTAATTGTTGTTCCGTATAATTTTTACTTGAATCGTAAATCCTTCCATACCCAACAGGGAAATACTTCGTTGCCATTACGTTGCTCCTATAAAATATTGTGATCCAATCTGTTGCCCCCCTTGGCGTTTCAGGAACTTGTTGACTCGCTCAAAATCAGACTCCGGCTTGCGGAAGGTGCCATAAAAAAACGGCAGCCTGGTTTCCTGTGCTACCCCCTTGGCGACCTTGTAGAGTTCAAAGGCGGTGCGGGTCTTGCGATGAGACGGGTTGACGTAACAGTAGTATTCGTAGAGAGCCGCATCATTCGTGTACCAGTGGCTTTCTGCGCGTAGGCCCATGTGCCCCAACAGGTGGGTGCCGTCGGTCGCTTTCAGGACCACATGATGCTCAATACTGTCTGATAGAAAGGCCACACACTTGGCCTCATCCATCTTGCCAAAGGGTGCCATCTCGGTGTACATGTTGCGCAGATCCGCCATCAGAGCATCGACATCGGCAAGGGTACACTTTTCAATCATCGAACCGAGCCGGCCCTCCTGGTGCCACGGGTCAGGATGGAAGTGCCACTGCGCTCACGGACCTGACGCTTCGGCGCTTCCCGGTCAATCTGTAGGGATCGTTGCAGTTCCGGTAACTCGCCTTCAATCTCCTGCAAGCGTGTAGAGGCTCCCGCCATTGTCGCTTGCAGCTCCTGAAGCTGTGGCTCATACTGCCGGTAGTTGGTCTGCAACTGGCTGTACTGAGCGCTCAGGGCATTGTAGCTGTCTAGGTTGGCCTGGGTTCTGTTCGCCTGAAAAGCGTCATAGGCGGCTTGTACGGTATCCTGAAAAGCTACCGCCTGGTCATAGGCGGTCTGGTAGTCCGGGTAGAGTTTCTGATACGCTTCCTGTGCGGAGCGTCCAGATTCCTGCAGTTGCTGGAACTCACGCTGACGTTGGCCTAGCGTGGCTCTGGGGTTGAAGTCAATTGAGCGGGCCATAGCTTTCCGGGGTGGGGTGTTTGACCCAGAAGTCAAAGGGGTCGAAGGTGCCGTCTGAGAGACTGCCCACGGCTACAGAAGGTCTGGGCTGGAAACTGTTCGTGATGGCGTATCTGAGGCTCTGTGCGGCATATCGGGTAGCACTCATCAAGTCATCGCTCTTGCGCACAATCTTGCCGTCCTTGCGGTGGTACATCCGAAACTCCTGAAACCAGGTGTCGAGATGATTGAAGACCTTGAAGCGCCCCGTCTGCATCCGCGTGAGTAGCGCCATGATCCCCGGCTCGACCGCAATCCCGCCTTCCGGGTTGGTGAAGTGGCTTCCTAGAAAGCGAATCCCTGCCCGCCGGTATTGAGTTGCTAGCGCCTCGCCACTACCCTTGTCATGAATGCTACCGTCATGCGGCCAGGCTACCGGAATCCAGGGGCCTCTGTGCTTGATCGCTTCAGCGTGCTGCAACATCCCACTGCCCTTCTCCCGGTAGGCGTCATACAAGTACACCGTGTCGGTGTCCCGGTCATGGGCCAGCCAGACACAGGCCGTGGGGTGGTCAAAACCAAAGTCAATCCCCGCAATGCGCGCCCAATGCTCTGGAATCGGAAAGGCCGGGCAACTGATGTTGTCTTCCGGTACCGGGAACACTTGCCCTGACCCTAACATCGGGATGCCCTTGGAGCGCATCAACCGCTCATGCGGAGGCAACGCTGCCAGAATCTCTTCGCGTACCTCCAAGCTCAGGTGGGGCGCATCATCCCAGGTCGCTTGAATCAACGACTGTCCCGCCTTGCGCTCGTTTAAAAACATCCCGACTACGCCCGTCACTCCATTCTCTGGTGTAAAGGTCAACGCTACCGGACCTCCAGACTTCAGCGTAGAACGCAGCGCCTGGCTGTAAATCTCCTGGGGTGGCTCCTCATCCAGCCAGACATAGTCCACCGCTACTCCCATCCAGGCCGCTGGACCCGAATCATAACTCTTGAACTGCAAGCGGCTGTTGCGACCACTGACGTGCTTGATCAGCGCAAAGCCAATCGCATTCGGTACGCCAGGGTTGCGCTCGGTCTTGACAATCAAGTCCCGTGGAATCGCACCGGTCCCAAACGCATCAGGATCTCCTGACTCGCCTAACAACTCCGCTTGCACGATGTCGCGTGTGGCGTAGTGGCTCTTGCCTGCACACCAGGCCTGAATCGGCCTCTCAAAGCGCACACCCTTCCACCAGTCCGGGTAAATCCCCGTCAGGTGATAGGCCACCTCCATGGCACCGGAGTAGGTTTTGCCCGTCTTGTTGCCGGCCATCAAACAACGCTGCCGCGCCCGGTTGCCCTGATCGTCCAAGGCTTCATGGAAGCGCAACTGAAACGGGTAGGGCTCATAGAAGTCAAAGGCCCTGGTGCGCCGCGTCTCTTCGTACAAGTCCCGTAGCTTCAGAACCTCATCGACCTCTTCCAGCCATTGCTGCTGAACGTAGGCGTCCGCCTCTTCGTTTCTAGTCATGACGCAAACAAAGAAATCTGTTGAACCAGAGTGCCCAACAGTAGCCACCGGCTACCTTGGCTAAAAATTGACCTATCACCAACTCTGGCATCCAAAGGCCAAACGCTAGCGTAGGGAAAATCAATGAATCCAATAAACTGCCGGTTACGTTCGAACCGTTTACCTTCCACAAGTAAGGCTTGTGCCGTAACCAGTGATAGACGACCGCGTCACCACAACCTGCGACCCCAAAGGCTACGGCGCTTGCCAACGCAATCTGCCAAGCGTCTACATTCAGGGCCACCGTCAGCAAAGAACCACTGGCAATCAAGACCAACATCTTCGGCCATAACCCTTGATCACCCCAAGCCTCATGTAGACGATCCCGTAACGTCAGGTCTAGGCCAATCAGCAAAAAAGCATTCACAATGGCCGCACTTGGCCCAAACCAAAGCAAACTCAGATTTGCCAGGATGATGGCTCCTAAGTAGCCAAAGACTGCGAAATTCATTTCTTTTTGGTGGGCCCGTACTTCTTGAGACAGCGCCCTGCGGCCTTACACTTGCCCGGTGACGGGCACTTCGCACAAACCTTGAACGGCTTCTTGGTCATTCCTGGCATCACTTCCCCTTTCGCTTGGTACGTTTGGCAGTCTTGGCACTGTCCCTAAAGGCTTTCGCTGTCGGTGCCCCCTTCGTTCCCGGTTTGCGCATACGCTCCTTGGAGCCTGCTTTGATTCGCTTCCGCTTGGCGTGTATATTCGCGTACAAGCCCTTCTTTTTCTGCATCCAACAACTCCTTGTGGCGTTTGTCTGATAAGGCCCAGCGCTCCTTCCTGTCCGCTAAGAGCGCATCCCGCAACGTCTCCTGAATGCTGTGGCGGTACCAGGCCGGGATACTCGCGCTTGGGGCAATCATCCCCTGGTTTGCCTGCAGTTCCCGCAATAGAAAATCAATCTCCAAAGGGCTCAGGTTCACAATCATCGCTCAAGCCCCAAAAGGTTTGGAAGCGCAGCTTGGGCGAGACTCCGAAGATCCACCCTATCGCTTTGACTCATAGGCCCCTTCGCTCTGCGTGGAGTAGTGGCAACTACATGTTGTGGCGGACCCGATAGCGTCGGGTATTCCCTCAGAAATTTTACCCGCCAAACCTATTCGCCGTGACGCTTCCAAAATCATCAACAGCCCCACATCTTGCGGGACCAGTAGTTTGCACTCGTTCTGTCCTTCGTGCCCTTGATGCCGCCAGAGCGCGCACAGTAGCTCTTCTTGCGACCAGGCTGATCCTTCTTGATGCTCATCTTCGGATCACCAAACGCTACCCGCACCACGCGGCCAGCATCGTTCTTGACAAAGACCTCAAACTTCTTGCGCCCACCCGGTGTGCGCCTCGGCTTGTTCAGCGTTACTTTTTTGCCGCGATACTCTGCCATTCGCCATCTTCAATGTCCGGTTGCTGTTTCGTACCAGGCGCCTCTTCCAAGGGCTCCAGGTCCTTCGGCTGTAACCCCAAAAGCCTCGCCCCAAACTCATCACCCAGGCGCTGTCGTACCTCCGCCTCAATCTCCTTGGGCGTCCGCTTGACCTCCGCCGTTACCTCCACCCGGTCTGTTGGCTTGAAGCCCGCTCTGTCCAGAATATCCTTTGCCGCTTTGTACCTAGCGTTCGGGTCATCACAGTCCAACAGGCTCACCAACGTCGCCATCGCACGGTGGACATTCTCGTCCAACTCAATGCGCGTTTGTAGCGCGATCTGATCGGCCCGACGCTTGCGCTCCGCATCGAACGTGTTGCGGCTCATGCCCAGCGCTGCGGCCTTCTCCGCCAACGTCCCAGGCCCCATCACACGGCGGACAAACTCCACGCTGTTGATGTCCTGACCGACTACGTCGATCATCGGCTTGGTCTGGGCGCTACTTGCGCTACGTCGTGGCATGTGCTTAACTCCTGTTACGCCATAAGCCAAACCGTACTTTCGCGGCGAAAGCAAGGCGTACCGTAAGGGCCACCATAGGGCGGGGATGGGCAAAGTTTATTCAGGGGCCCGTTTGGGGGGAGGGATAGACCTACCTAGCATCGACGCCTCGTTTTGTGGCCCCGTACCCCTCGAATGGCCGCTAAGTAGGACTGGCTATATGTTCGATAATATACCTTAACGAACTCATGACAAGCACAATGCTGCATAAACACTGGGCAAGCGCTGATAATATTTTCCCAGCAAGCGAACATATGACCGCTTTTCTGTTGTGTGAAAATCACCACAACCTCAGCAATTACCTACCTTGACAGGGCTTCCGCCCCAAAGCGCATTAAACGATGCCAGTCGTGCCAGCCTCATGAGGGCGTGGCGTGATGCCATGCAGTACACGCAAAAAGAACTGGCAGAGTTGTGCGGGTTTTCAGAAACGCACATCAGCCTGTTGGAGTGTTCGCACACAAAGATTTCAGACCGAACACTCA